ATATTGATATAGACTTTTCAGATAGAACTAAAATTTTAGATATTATTCAAAATGTGCCAGCAGCCATCGATGGTACAAAGAAACATAACACAGGTGTATATTGTCATACTATTCCAGTTAATCCATTAACAGGGCTAGCTAGCATCGATTATAAAACAGCTGAAGCACGTGGATATTTTAAAATAGACTTTCTCAATGTCAGTGCCTATGAAGGTGTTAGAAGCGAAGAACATCTTAAAGAATTATTAGCAGTAGAGCCGTTGTGGGATTTATTAGAACAAAAAGAATTTTGCGATATGATATTTCACGTCAATGGATATCACGAACTTATTGCTAGATTGAAGCCGAGAAGTATTGAACAATTAGCTATATTCTTGGCTTTACTTCGTCCGGGTAAAAAACACCTCATCCCAGTATGTCAAGAAAAAGACTTCGATGCGATTAAGGATGAAATTTGGACTAAGACGGACGAGTATAGTTTTAAACACGCCCATGCTATTAGTTATGCTCATGCTATTGTTGTACAGATGAATCGTATCTGCGAAGGGGTTAGTCAGCCGTACGCCTAGGCGTACGAACTAGTTGTATTGATTTACGTTTAACACGTTTTTCTGCGATATCGCTAAGATTAACCATTGGACCAAACACTAGCTCGGCATCTTTGCTGTTGAATGTTTTAATTAATGGTCTAAACGCAGCCATTTCACGTTTTAAGAATATATTAATAGGAATACGACGATTGCTTTCCCACCACCAAACTTCGCCCATTTCTAAAAAAGCTGCTCGATCTTCGTCGGTTTTGATCATAGAAATGTCATATAAGCTAACGACATAATTATCAAAATTGATAATAATACCCACATACTCTATGTCATTAGATTTTACGCAGGATATGAAGGGATAGTTTTCTTGGAAGGTGTTGGACATCGTTATCAATAAATACTCATATGCAAAGTTTACCAGTTTATTTATATCCGAACACTCTAGAGGTTATACTAGATTTGGATAGTACCGTTAGAGGAGTTAATCAGATTATGTACCAACGCGACTTAAAGATACAAAAAGGCATCAAGAATCAGGTGCGTATCCAATTTAAAAACAGCGATCAAAAACGTATCCCTGTTTCAAGCACTACTACCTATGTCTTTAGTATGTTTGATGCTGCTAGCCAACAATTAGTACTACAAAAAGATCTAGCCATTATCGATGACGGTATAACAACTAGCACACGTGGATTAGCTCTATTATCTTTACTAGAAAGCGAAACTGTTGATCTCACCAAATCGGCTTACAAATATTCAGTAACTTATCAAGACCCATCAGACGGCACATACTTACCAGCATACGCCAACACCTATTATGGTATCCCAGGTACTGTGTATGTTAGCGATGATGTTTATCCTGTACTACAACCTAGCCAAGAGATTGTAAGTTTCTTGAAGAGCTACAATAGTCATACTCAATTATACGAACACAAGAGCGGAAATATCTACGCTTATCCAGAATATAACTCGAACACCGCATTGCATACTGTAGCTATGTATATGACCAATTTCAAAGGCACAGTTTATATTCAAGGTACCTTATACAATACTCCGGGTAGTACAGATAGATATGTAACTATTTCTACCCAAACATACAGCGGATTTACCGGAATCGATTACCAAAACTTTAACGGTATATTTTCCTATATTCGAATAATGTATGTGCCGGCAACTGCTCCAGCAGGTTCAGGAAATGACGATCCTAGTTTCTACGGATCATTTGACAAAGTCCTATATAGAAGTTAAAATATAAGCATGGATGAAATCTATGCAACATTGACAGCTCTCTTACCACCAAAGCGTAAGCAAACACCTTCTGGGTGGATCAGCTTTAACGCTGTCTGCTGTCACCATAGAGGAGAAAGTAGAGACGATCGTCAACGTGGGGGCATAATGCCAAATCCTAAAGGCGGCTTTTCTTACCATTGTTTTAACTGTAATTTCAAAGCAGGTTGGACTACCGGTCACTTGTTAAGCAACAACACCAAACAACTATTCAAATGGTTAGGATTAAGTGATACTGATATTAGCAAGTTAGGTCTGGTTGCACTTCGTTTAAAAGAAGATCAAATAGGTTCTACTAAGAAGCCTTTAAACTTTACCTTAGAAGAAAAAACATTACCCGAAGATTGTCAAACAATCGTTAAGTGGGCAGAGGAAGGATGTAGTGATCTAGAATTGATTAGCGTGTTGGATTATATTTTAGACCGAGGTATGATGCCCGAATGGTATGATTGGATGTGGTCACCGACTAGCGGATTTAAAGATCGTGTGATTATCCCCTTTTATAACGACGGCAAGATTGTTGGCTACACAGGTCGAAAGATTAAAGATGGTAAACCAAAATATCTTACTGATGCTCAACCAGGTTATGTGTTTAACCTAGATCGTCAGAGTTATGACCGTCAGTATGTTATTGTAGTAGAAGGGCAGTTTGATGCTATTGCCGTAGACGGTGTAGCTATTATGCATAACGAACCAAACGAAACTCAATGTGCTCGTATCAACGCATTAGGTAAAGAAGTTATTGTAGTACCAGATAGAGATCGCCCGGGGGCTAAGTTAATTAAGGCAGCTATAGATAATAAATGGTCTGTGAGCATGCCGCCGTGGGAAGAAGGCATTAAGGACGTAGCCGATGCTGTCAAGAGGTACGGACGGTTATATGCCTTACTCACAATCTTGCAGTACCGAGAAGCAAACGAGATAAAAATACAACTACTGAAGAAGAAATTAGAAAGCCTACATGAATAAACCAAATTACGATTATGATATGCAACGCCTGTATCTGGAAATGTTCCTTTCAGATGCTGAAACATTTGCTCGTGTTCAAAACATTTTTGATCCAGAAAACTTTGATCAAAGACTACAAGACACAGCAGAGTTTATGACCAAATATGTAGACGAATACAAGGTCATGCCCGAAGCTGCTATTGTCAATGCCAGCTGTAGAATTGATTTAAACCCTGTAGCGTTACCTAGAGAAAATTATGATTGGCTAATGGACGAATTTGAAAACTTTAGTCGACATAAAGGTCTAGAGCGAGCTATTCTTAAATCAGCAGACTTACTAGAAGAAGGTGATTACGGTCCTGTAGAAAAACTAATTAAGGATGCTATTCAAATATCCTTAAACAAAGATATGGGTACTGATTACTTTGAAGACCCTAAAGCACGTTTAACTAAGCTCAAAGATGGCAATGGACAGATATCAACAGGATGGCCTTCAATTGATAAGAAACTGTACGGAGGATTCAATCGTGGAGAACTTAATATATTTTGTGCCGGCTCCGGCGGAGGTAAATCATTATTCCTTGCCAACATGGGAGTTAACTGGGCACTGGCAGGACTTAATGTTCTGTATCTAACATTTGAGTTGAGCGAAGGGTTAGTTGCCATGCGTTTAGATTCAATGACCACAGGAATTGGCACTCGTGAGATTTTTAAGAACTTAGATGATGTAGAACTCAAAGTTAAGATGATGGGCAAACAGGCAGGAAACCTGCAGGTTAAGTATATGCCTTCGGGGAAAAATTGTAACGATATTCGAGCCTATTTGAAAGAATATCAGGTCAAAAAAGGTGTGAAACCAGACGTAATCTTAATCGATTACTTAGATTTGATGATGCCTTTATCAGTGAAGGTGTCGCCCAGTGATCTGTTTGTTAAAGACAAATATGTGTCAGAAGAGATCAGAAACTTGGCTATGGAAACTCAATGTATTACAGTAACAGCATCACAATTAAATCGTGCAGCTGTTGAAGAAATTGAATTTGATCACTCACATATTTCGGGCGGTTTGAGTAAGATCATGACAGCAGATAATGTCATAGGTATCTTCACAAGCCGTGCTATGAAAGAACGTGGACGCTATCAAATTCAGTTTATGAAAACACGTTCTAGTTCAGGTGTGGGACAAAAGGTTGAATTAGATTTTAATATCGACACACTGCGTATTAGTGATCTAGGCGAGGAAGAAGAAGCTAGTTTTAGTTCTAGCAAACCAGGACCCAATTCGGTATATCAAGGACTTAAACGTACTAGTACAGTAACTGCCGATCCAGAAACCGGAGAAGTAGATCCCACACAAGGTGCTGCAGTGCCAAAGATCAAAACTGATAAGACTCCGGCACCTATGATTAGAAATATTCTAGCAGGATTAAATCCCGAAAGAGATTAAAGCCAATTGGCTGTTTGAAATTCTGCTGTACGATCTAGAGCCAGTAACCACTGATCGAGACCTTCTTCAGCAAATACAGTTTCTGTTGTAGCGGGTACTATTTCCCACTTCATTGGTTCGTCTGTTGAATGCGGGTCTAGCATACGATTCATACGTCCCTCACCCCATAGCCAGTAGCCCGTACAAGCTCTAAAGAACTCAGGTCCTTCGCCGCGGCTAACAGCCGATAGTATAGAGATGTCGTTGGTTACAGCTATCTCAGGAGTAAGTTCCATTGAGCTAACACCCATCCAATCGGTTGAGTGTACTACATGTATCTTACGCTCTTCGATATTGCCCCCGTACCACAAGGGTTCATCCTGCATGATATCGATACCGTTTCTTTCCGAAACTTCGGCTAGTGTAGGAGTAGTTAGTGCTCGGTTAATTTGTAGACCGATAGCAAGATCATCTGCATGGCGCAGTAATAATATAACCGATCTAGCTAGTTCGTCTTTGGGGTTTGCTGGGTTTGCGGCTAACAAGTAACCTTCATATTTTTTCTTCGGCATACAATTATTTACCAGCTAAATACAGAACTATGATTAATAAAGAGTATGCTGAACCGATAGGTCAACACCAAGAACTAAATCCTCGTCTATGGGACCACGATCGTCTAAAGAGTGAAGTCAAGGGCGCACTCTTACGCATAGCCGAAGACTTTCTTGACTATGTAGATGTTCCTGTGGACGTAGTGGATATTCGACTAGCTGGGGGCAACGCTAACTACAATTATTCAGAACACTCGGACATTGACCTACATATCATAGCTGACTTTGCGTCAACTAGTTGTGATCGCGAACTAGCCGAATTATTTGATACCAAACGCTTGCTTTACAAGCGTGAGCACAAGATCACCATTGCGGGCATACCTGTAGAGCTGTATATAGAAGATCAGGATCATCCGGCGGTATCAGCAGCTTACAGTATAGTCAAAGACCAGTGGATAAAAGAGCCGGGGCAAAAACTGCCCCAATATGACGAAAAAGCTGTCAAAAAGGCTGTGGAAATGTGGCATAAATTAATCAAAACTGCCATAATGAGTGGTGATTTGAAGACCTGTAGACAATGCCTATCACTACTGCGTAAGTATCGTAAACTAGGCCTAAAAACACCCGAGGGCGAATTTTCCACACCAAACCTAGCTTATAAGAGTCTGCGCAATGATCATACTATAGAAGGCATTACTACCTTAATCAATTTGCTGCACGATCGAAGTCTCAGCATCCGGGCATAATTATCACCCCACATGCGCGAAGCGCCTTAAAAAAGATTTTTTACCGAACCATTATATACCAATATAATAATCTATACTAGAGTATATCTACCACCGGTCTATACACACCCTAAAAAATTCTGCGCAAAAATTTTTACTTTCACAGAATCTAATTAAGCCAATGCTGTACAAGTACCATGAGCGATAACCACGCCCACATGGTATTAAAGCCCACTAGGGTAGGCAGCATCTTTCGATTACTAGCCCATATTAGAGTCACACTGGTAACGAGTGTTAGATAGTACAACTCCCATATCTGCACTCCAAATACTAGCCCGGGTATGATAATTATGGCTTTGGCCAGCCACGATACAAACTCTATAGTGTTATAGTTGGTCCAATACGACCTAGTAAACCACATACCATAGCAAGAGCGTATCTGTGCCCAGGTGATATGTGTGTAACAACCCGCTATGAGCAGGATCCAAATAACAGTAGCAAGAACAATTTGAGTAGAAGTCATACTAGTATTATACTGAAAAAGACTGTATAATACAAGAGTGTATATAGAATTTAACTTGCCCACGGATGCTGTGATAACTGGCATAGCTCGTGATGAGCTTAGAAAAGAACTGGTAAAATGGGCAGCAACTCAAAGTCTTGATATAGTGCGTCAAGAGTATGTAACTGGACACTATAGAGTATGGTTAGAAAACACTAGAGCATACACACAGTTTGCGCTAACGTGGCAGCCCAATCGTACTTACTTTGACACTTATAGAGTTATTAACGCTGCTGAATAACAGCTACAATGACAGCAGCAGCTATGAGAACTAGTAGGAATATAGTAAAAGCATTCATAACATTACTTAGTCTATGCTGGGTCTATGAGTTTAGATAGTGTAGAATGACGCCCCAGCCGTTGTTTATAATACTGACAACGCTGGCTGCTATGGATAATACGGCTGTAACTATGCCCAACCATGCTACACGATGTCCATGCTGATCGATGAGGTTTGAGAGCTTTTTGTTCTTCATGCTGATATTTACTGTGCAGGGCCCGGTCTATATATAGGGCTAAAAATCTGCGCTGCAATAAAAACAAGATCTCGAGATCTGCTCCCACCAGGTTTTACTCTAAGTCGAAGTTTTTAGGGGTGGATTTTTAGGGGGGAATTTGGGGAAAGATTTGGCATGCCCTTGCTCAAAAATGTTAGTACTTGCTAACTTACTACCTGGCCCCACCTCAGGTTGAGCCCACCTGGCCCCACTCTAAGGCCACGGATCTCTGCTATCAGTGCCATTAAGACCTACCACCACAACAGCTATGATGACTGCTGCTGCGGCCACAGCAACAATGGCTTCTATAACCCATTTAAGATCACTCATGATCTATCAGCTTTGCTGCTAGCCATAACACAGCAACTAGGGCTACTACTAGACCTAATGCTATAAGGAATGCTTGTGTGTCACTCATATACACCCTCCTGCTCTAGCTCTAATACTACATCATTGAACACGCTGGTCAAGTCCCATACAGATGCTGCTGTGCGTAGGTCCTTGTGACGCTTACGCAAGCCCGAGCCCTCCTTGTATACAATAGGATAGTGTTGAGCACAGTAGCTACGACCTTCTATGCTAGTGTGTGTGCATGTGCCCACTAGGCTTGTAGGGCCAATGTAAGTGCATTTAGTCATTAGTAGTATCCTGTTCTGCCCATAGTTTGCGAGCTTGTTGTTTAATGTCATCGGGTAATCTATCAAAGCCCTTGGCTCCTACATAGATGCCTTCCGAGTAGGCTAGGTACTCCATAAGCCATGTTAGGGCTACAATACACCAGGGTAGGTAACTGTCAGCATCGTGACCCATACGATAGCAAATGTATACAATGATCGCTGATATAGCAAAACGCTGCATCATACGCCCTGTGAGGAACTCCCATACTGAAGTCATATTAAGCTCTCCTAAAGCAAGTAGTACGAGCCATTGCTTGATAGTTGTTGGGGAAACTCTTCTTTAAGTCTGCTATCTTTAATACCATGCGTAATGATAGTTCGCGGACTTTATCTTTGTTGTCTTTGATAAAGTTAACGATCTCTAGTTTGGTTTCGGGTTCAAACTCATAAGCATCCAACATGCCGTCTTGAACGATCTGCTCTATGCGTAAGATCTTCTCGCGTGTAGTATCCATTTCTAAGTCAATGTAATGGCAGCGGCTTTCAAGTGCGTCCAAGTGATCTCGTAGCTTCTTACTTCTGACGTGCTCAAACTTGATATTAGTAATAAAGATAGCACCAGCTTTGAATTCGAAACGATCTGGGATGCCTTCTGAGCGTAGTATACGACTGTCTGTATTCCAGCTGATAACTCGTTTTTTACCAGAGTCTAGAGCACCCTTGAGAATGTTTAGGCTTAGATCTTCCATTAGGATTGAGTCACAGTCATCGAATACAACTACATTGCCTTTTTCGGAGAACTCATATAGCTTTGAGTATAATCCGATGGAGCTCATTGCGCCCTTGACGATTTCATACTTGGGCTTGCGTTCGCCTAGTGTGTCAAACAGTCCGTCGCGGAATAACACATCCTCTACACCGTAACTCTTGCCCACGCCCGGAGGGCCTGATACGATCATAGCACGAATATTACCACTGCGAACTGCTCGTGTCATGTCTGTTAATACTGTGAACCGCTCACGCAATCTAGTTAAGATCTCTTCATCTGATTCTTTAGCAACACGACCTTCGCGGGCTCGGATTGCGTCTGTGTCAAACTCTAGTATAGTATTAGATTTAGTCGCTGCCATGTGTGTCCTTAATTAATTGTTTAAGTGTGTATTATACTATAGCTTGCGGATTTTGTCAATGATTTGTTTGGCCTCGCTTACGTCTGTGATCTCATCCCCACCCATCTGTGCGATCTCGATTAAGTGCTTGATCGCTGCTGCGTCCTTAAGGGGAAGGGTGTTCATAAAGGCCGTGACCTTGTCCAGATTGTCCATTTCCCAGACCAACTGCATAAGTGCCTTGGTCCGAGAATCTAGGTTATTAATAGTGATCACTTGCGAACCATTTCAGTTAGCTTGGCCTTGTATTGTAGTCGGGCCAACCGCATGTCATACAACAATCCCACGCAAACGTATGCTGCTACTGCCACGGCACCAAAGGCCAAACCATTGAGTACATTCTCAAGGCCATATGCTGCTGTTGCTGTGTCGAGAATGTATCTCACGCCTGCTGCGAGTACAACTGTTACGGTGATCATACCTGCTACTTCTGCTGCTGCTTTTAATTTCAAGTTCATGCTAATTCCTTTATTTCTTGTTCAACGAGTTTGTGTGCCAGATTCAAAGCCATCTGGGCGGCTGTGAACGCAACTGTGCGTTCGGATCCTGTGAAGTTCATTAGATACTCCGCGAACTGCTCTGCGCTCTGGGGAGTAGCAAACAAGTTATTCTTTGGTATTGGGTTAGTAATCATCTTCGCTCCTAATTTGTTAGTGTATGTGTAGTATAACATCAAACTCAGAGTCTGTCAACCCCAATCCTTCTTGTCGCCATACTGTTCGTTGTACTTGTAACCTGCTAGGTACTCGGCACGCTCTTCTGGGGTTAAGTCAGTTGTGTGCGGAAGGATACTACCGCCAATGCCACCGTAGTGTGGGTTAGGGCCACGACCATAGTACGAGTCTGCTGAGCCACGGTCAAACAAACTACCGTGTGTCTTACGATCGAACTGGGGACCTTTTAGGGCTCTGATGACCTTCTCTTGGTCAGTTACTTCTGGATACATATTCAACTCCTTGTGTTTCAGTGTATGTGTAGTATAACATCTCTTTAGGTGGATGTCAACCGATTATTCGCGTACCCTCTCTCGCTGGGGCACCCGCGTTACCGCTTTAACAGTCTGGATCGAAATCCATCCATTCTTCTAACTCAGTGGGTTGGCCGTCTGGCTCGTTGTCGTACTCATCGCCGAGGATGATCTCTACTTCATCTACTGCGATGTGTAACTTCTCGGCGATTTCTGTGGCATCTAAGCCACAGTGTGCTAACTCGAGTACTTCTAGTTGTAAGTTTGAAAAGTATCCCATAATGTTCGCTCCCTTAGTGTATGTGTACATTATAGCACAGGTTTTACCAAAGGTCAACCACTTTTTGACAGAATATACATAGTCAAGCCCGATCCTTCTATCTTGACGCATTCATGGGGATACTGTTGTGGTTCGCCATAGCCCCATTGGTTCTCCACGTGGCCTACAGGTAGAATCCTGATCTTCTTGGGTGTTTGCCGTTTGATCTTGCCTACACCTATACGAGTTCCTGTCACAGGATATACAACGTAATCCCCATCGGTCAGCTCTTGGCCGAACTTATCATGATGCTGCGTTGGGAGTTTCTTCTTGGCCATTAAACCCAACATTCCTCGGCGAGTTCTGAGTGGACTGTTTCGCCCCCAATGTACCCGCCTTCGAAACCGTAATCGCTGCCCAGGACTAGAACTTTGCGTCCCATAAGGTCTTTCTTGATCTTAATGATCGTTCCGGATTGTTCGATGTCGCACTTGAAGCAAACGCGATCCCCAATGTTGACCTCTTGGCCGTCTACGATAGCTGGCATTATGCGTACTCCCCGTAAGCTGCGGCATCTTGGTCAGCGGCCCAGTCTGCGTACTCGAACTCAAAGGCCTTTAGGTACAACTGATAATCGATCACAGGCTCTGTGTGAGTGATCTCACCATCATACTCCAGCTGCGACTTCTCGAACCAGCTAAGGTAGTCATCACTCTCTAGGCCATAGCCGATGATGTAACTGCGATAGCCTTCGTTGCTCATCTCGATATCTGAGCGAACCATGTCAACAACTTGGTCGATGTTGGCACCTTCTGGGATGCCTACGACCTTGTACTCTTGGCCGCCTTTCATCTTCCAATACTGTGGGCAACTACCTTCACCATCCCAATCGTGAGCACCGTAGTTTTCTTCGTTTTGTGTTTGGATAACTAGAATCATTATTCGCTCCTGTTTGTGTAGTGTATGTAAACATTATACGGCATTTTTACCAGTTTGTCAACCAACGGGAGTTCCGGAGGCTGTTGTATTTTTGCCACACTGTTGACCCCGAGTGAGTATGTATACAACTGTAACCGGGAGATACTCAAGGTGGAAGGCTCGTACTTCACAGTAGGAGCCTTCCGGGTGTCCGGGACACTACCCCCAGGCACTAACACGTAGACCGGAGCGATTGGCCTACGACCTGCTTTTTAGGCAGGGTTCTTTGGCAACTCTTAGAGAGTGATGCCTAATGCTTGAGCTTTGTAACCGAGGGCTACGATCTCACGTGATGGGGTTCCCATCACGTACTCAACAACTTTTGCGTTGTTACCAGCAACACGTTGTTTGCGGTATACTGCGAATCCTTGATGACGGATGCGTGATACTTCAGCAGAGATATTCTTGATGCCAAAACGCTTTTCAGCTTGGCTTTGTGTCAAACGCTCGCCAGCTTGTAGTGCTTGGAACAATTTGTACGTCTTAGTTTCTTTATTCATCTTCTTAAACATTTGTTATTTTCCTTATCGGTTTGGTGTTGATTACTATCAACTTATATACGATTGTACAGCCTAGGCTAACCCTTGTCTAGCCCTTTGGAGTTTATTTTCTTGTGCTTTTGCCCACGATTCGTCCAAACGCTTTTCTAAGCCAATATCCTGGATCCAATTGTCAACAAAGGTAAAACCAATTGAAGCCATTTGAATCTCTTCAGCCTTTTCCCACCAATCGTATTGTTCTAGCTGTTTAGTCTCACCTACGATTTGTTTAAGTCCTGTGTCTTTGAGTTTGATCATCAATGACCATTTACGAAACAACTGATCAGCAACTGTTGTCCAGTGTGCGTGTGCCCATGTTCCCTCTTTGCTGCGATCTACAGCGTCTCTGGCCTTATCAAGGCGAGTGCCTAGATGCTGTATCTCATGATCGCAATCTCGCCAGTCTTTAATGTGTCCTACAGCAACAAACTTAGTCTTAGGGTTCTTCTTAAACATATCGCTCCTTCTTTGATCTATCTCTCACTGCACAACTGCTGCTGCAGGGGACTTATGCCTTGGCTGCCCCTAATCAATTAGAACGGAGAGTCTTCTAACGCTGCGTCAACTTTTGCTGGGGCTTTAACGGCCTTCGCACGAGCTGCAATCGCATCTAACGATGGGGTGCTTTTCTTCTTCATAACACCCTTAGCTGCTGGTTTAGCAACTGCTGTTGCTGTACGGGACTCAAGGCCAGCTTCCAAAGCTGCACGTACTGCTGTGTTACCATTGTCGAAATTAATGCTCAACAAATAAGTTAACGCAGCTTCCTTGGTCATCGGTGAGGGAAGTTCCATCAAATCGATATCTTTGTGTGCGTTCTTCTCGAGAACTTTAACACGTAACATGTCGTTAGCGAAACGAGCCTTGAACTCACCGTTTTGTTTTGAAACACCTGCTACTTTAAATGTACTCATTACTACTCCTTCTGTGTGTGTAAGTCTGGGAACCATTTCCCATTATTAATATTATACTACCAAATTACCAAAATGTCAAGCACCGTAATAAACTTCTTCTTGTGGCTTTTTTGCCACACCTTCGTTAGCTTCCCATTCGGAAAACTTATCTTCCCAGTGTGCCTCATCCTCTTCCCACGTTAGATCATCGTCGTACTCTGGGTCCTCGTATACAACTGAAAATCTACTCATCTGCGTAATCCTCCTCTGGTTCCATATCATATTCGGTTACATCATCGTCGATAACTTCTACTGCTGTTACTCTGAGATCACCGTTAGTGCTTGATGCTCCTAAGATGCTGTTGTAGTCTAGCAACTCCTGACCTATAATCCATTCGAGTGCATCCTTCTTGCTGCCGAATTCCATATCGTGGTGTATCTCAGCACGTACTGTTGTATAGACGACGGTCTTATACTTCATGCTGTCTCCTTCTTTAGACCTTCAGCAACTGTCTTAAACGTTCCGCCTGTGGAGTAAGTCCACTCACCATTCTCAAACAGGTAAAAAACTTCGCACCAGGAACTCTCGTAGTGCTCCATCCACTCGTCAACTGTGCTAAATGACTTCCACGTGGTAAGCTCGCCGCGATCTCTGTTGTAGAACATACATTGTTTGTTAACACTAGTGATCCCACCTAAGTCCACGTAGTCTTCGTCTGTGCGTTCCTTATCAAGTTCTTTCTGTTCCCCAATCTCAGCACCTAAGCTGCTAATGTCACCCATTGAGATTAGTTTGCTTGCTGATACGGAATCGTTGTAACAATGTGTAAGGATAAAGCCGTTGTGTTCTACGTAGCCATCCCAATGACAGTAGACTGCTTTAATTGTGTCGCCGTAGCGTACTGCGATTGTGCTTCGTGTTGCCATAGTGTGCGCTCCTTCTTAGTGTATGTGTATATTATAGCACAGGTAAAACCAAAAGTCAAGCTCTAATTAATGCGCCCCCCACATAGATCAGCAGCAACGCTGCGTTAATCACGATAAGATTCCACTCTCGTATACGTACAGCCCACAACAAGTACAACGCTGCGCCCACGTTAAGAAGAATGATGTTCAAGGGATCCCACTGTGCTGCTGTACATACTGCTCCCGACAACGTTACAGCACACGCTGTCCACTTTAATATATTGTTAAACAAAGCTCACTCCTTCACTGTAACATACAGTATAACATGGTTTTACCAATTTGTCAAGCTGTTTTATAAAAAATATGTTGCCCCACCTGTTGTATTTTTACAACACTCTTGGCCCACTTGGGTTGAACATAGTTCGCATGATACAGCGTCGACTCACGCAAGGGACGAACACGAGTCCCATTCAATACAGCTGCAGCTACGGCCCGGGAATGTTCCCATGCATCCCCACGTGGCTTCTCGTGATGCTTACGCAGCGTCCATGAAAACTGTTTTGGGGCATGAACCACCTTACAAATAGTGTTGCCCCATCGACCAGTTTTAAGTCTGTTGATCGTAACCTGAGCAACTGCGAACTTACCTTGAATAGGCTCAATGCCTGCTTCGTAGTATATGTTCTTGGCCAGGCACTCTTTATCAGCTGCTGTATACTTGATCCTCTCTGATGAGTTGATGAGGAACTCTTTGATATCGTTCACATCAGCTGCTGTTTGGGAGATCTGATACTGCTGAATCCCAAGCAAGAGGACAACGGCTGTCCCCGTTGCCCAGGTCTGGACCTTATTCATCAGCTTCCTCTTCTTCTCTCATTGACTCATACTCGGCCATAGTATCGGAAATACCAAACATCTCGTCTAGAGCCTCTGGGATTTCATCTTTGACATCTTCCCAAGTCTGCCCACCAATTTCATAGTAGTCATCAAACCCGTCATCCCAAACACCGCAATAGGCCATGCCCGGTTCATAGTAATAGCCACGGACTTCAAATCCTTGTTCTACGAGTGCTTCATATACTCCAGTTGGCGGTGACCAGGCACTGTCAAAGCTGAGTGTGGCATTAGTCTGTCCCTCTTCGAGCTCAGCAGGATCAAAACAACTATCCCCGCCTACATCCCATTTAGTGCCCCATTCATTAACACAAAAGTCATACCAGTTACCGTAGCCGTGTTTCGCAATGTTGCGGGCTGTGTCTTCCTCTAACTTCTTCTGTGCCTCGTCCTGATCATCACCGACTCGACCAGCAACAATCTTGAGATCATCTGGCACCGGAATGGCATACTGACAGAACTCGCCACGGTTAAAAGCATCAACAACTTCTTTAAGTTTTGCTGGATCTTTATGGGCGATCTCAACCACATTATTGCACCAGTTTGGCATTATACGATCTCCTCTGAGTATTCATAGAAAGTAACTGCTGGATCAACCTTTAGCAACTGACGAGCCGCTGTGGTCAACTGCTTGTATCGCTTCTGAACCTGTGCTCGACTTAGTTCTCCATCACAGGTCAAGTGCTCTGGGCTTAGGTTACTGTCAATCATGTCTGCGATCTTCTGACGATCTGCGGCGATTGAAAGGCTTAGTGGTGGGTTACCAAATATGGCTCCCCAACGGTTCTGCTGTTCTACATAGTCTGTTAATACTGACATCTTCGCTCCCTTCTTTAGTGTATGTGTATATTATAACATGGTTTTACCAGTTTGTCAACCCCTATTAAAAATGCGGGTCCAAATGCTCGTGTTTACCCTTGCTCATCCAACTATATTTGTTACCAGTGGCTCGGTAGTGATCGCCGATCTTAGTAAACTTGTAGCCCATGTCTGTCCAGATGAACATTTTGGTCATTCTAACGATCTTACCTGCGTAATAACTATCACAGTTGATACCGTAACTTACATCGTCGCCTACTTGATATTGTGTTGCCATTGTTCGCTCTCCTTAGTGTATGTGTGTATTATAGCATAGGTTTTACCAGATGTCAACCAGTGGCTGTTGTATTTTTACAACAAATAGGAATGGAGCGGGCTGCTTCTAGGGACACTACCCCCCACCCGCTCCGGAGCAAGCTGTTACCTTACCTGTGCGTAAGGCTTGTCCCAACTACCTACATTGAGGTGTATGTAGTAGGCTGTATGAAAATAGTCTGTCATCGCATCCGATTCGTCGAACCATGCACGACCCCCCGGAGCTAGTGCAGGAGCTGTTTTAATGATCTCCATTACGTTGCTTAGGAACTCTGCGTGACGTGGGTAATGCTCGTCGATCCAGTACTGATTGATCTGTGCGTACTTGCGATCTTCTAAGATGTCTGAGAAGTCTGTTGGACCCTGCTTGACAGTAACGTTGACTGCCATGCTGTCGCTCTTGCTGACTCCAAACTTGAATTGTGGGTACTTGGCCTTAAGCTGTTGTCTGATCGCTGCTACTTCTTCTTTAGTGATATATGCCATCTGCTCGCTCCTACTAGTGTGTGTAAAGTATTATTATACTACCGGTTTTACCAAAAGTCAACCCCTAGATCGATAGAGTGTGCGAAGCCACCACTTGTATTTCCCGAAGTACTCTGCAGCTGTATACGTGGGCGGGGATCCTGTCCACTCCCTGACTTCTTCTACGTGTTCGTTCCACATACGATGCAGCCATAGTTCAAAGGGTGAAATCATACGGTCAACTCCGCAAACTTCTTCTTCATCTCCACTGCAGCTTCACGTGCCTGCCTGATGGTGTCTTCGATGATGTCTTCAGCGACCCCGTCAGTTAAGATCTCACGTGCATCTTCATAGAGGAATCCACCGATATAGTCCTCTGCTAACTCTACTCCTTCATAGAATACTCTGCAGCGCAGCATGAACCAGTCCAGGGATCCACGATCAATCTTCTCGCAGATCTCTTGTATGTCTGTTACTGAATCGTCGAAACAGTCCTTTGGGTGTAGGTCTTCCCAAGTTTTGTCCAGAATGATTTGAAACTGACCACGTTGTTCTTCTAAGAGTGTGTCGTAGTATCGTTGCATCGTCGCTCCTTGTAGTGTGTATAAGACTATTATACTGTGATTTTACCAGTAGGTCAACCTCTTATGAGCACAACTCGTCGAAAGAAGCAACTTCATAGTCCCAATAGTTAGGACGGGTTGTAGTTCTTTTAGGAGTTCTCTGTGGCTGCCCGTCTGTATCAAATGACCAGCATAAACTACTAGAGGAATAGTCCTTGTAGGCCTTATAAGGCACTTTAAAAAAGTAAAGCTCGCCAGTTAGTCGCTCTGTGATCACCACGCGAAGTGTGCCCGTCTTATTGCCCATGCCCGCTATATAGGCCTTTCTCTGTGTGCCCCTAGCATTGGCATGAGCCTGACCATGCTTGATCTCCCAACCGTTTTCCAGATCGTAGCCCTGTTGGCACTTGCTAGTCTGTTTAACTCCAGTCTTCTTGCTGACTGCTTTTTCCGCTAGTTCCCCGATATCAATCAAGTCTAGCTCTTGTAGTAGGCTTAAGGTGTCCTTAAAGCTCATCTTGCTATTAAGTGCTTGATGCCCAAATAGTGTTACTGTTAAATCGTTTACCATATGCTCGCTCCTTTAGTGTACCTACAGTATAGCATAGGTTTTACCAAAAGTCAACCAATTTCTTGAAGGTAGGCCATATCTTGTTGAACCATGTCATACATACTAGAATAGCAAGTAGGGCAAAAAGCCACGGGCAAGATGCCAAAATAGCCCACTACACCACCCTCATCTTCAGTAAAGTCACAACTGCAGACATTACATACATGATCTTCACCCTCGTGCGCCAATCCTACTATCATACTAATCTCCTCTTTTATCCGTATTCAATGTTGGTTTAATAGTTCTGCGCAACTCTACTTCCCTACGGTGTGCTGCCGCTTTACCCCTAACGATCTCGTGCACTACAATCTCGATGTCATCTTTGCTGGCCAACTTACGCAATTCCACGCAAAGTGTCCAGTTCTTATCTTCACTACGAGCACGATAGAAGTGTTTTGCGGCACGGGCCCGAACACTCTTGTTAATAGTGCTTTCTGTTTTAGCCGTTACGCCCACATAGTTTCCGCCCGGAACCCGTAGCTCGTATATGATGTGATTGCGATCTACTCTAGTTTTGCGTGATACTGTTTTATTGTCCATACTAGTATTATAGCAAGGTTTTACCAAAATGTCAACCAAAATCATACAACGGTGACAAATAACACTAGAGTTGGTCTTAGAGGGGATCCCGATGCAGCATGTTTACAACTCCCGCCGGGATCTCTCGTTGCAACCTCACTGCAGCTGTGTGCAGTATTGGTGATGGGGTCATGTTGCTTTTATACAACAAGGCCGGCACTCTCCTAAGTAAGTGTGTGCTTACCAACCCTAGAACCCAAGAAAAACCCCAGGTTGCCCCAGGGTTTCTCAGTATCAATCTCGGCAGTATACCCGAATTGATCCCGTTCAGCTTTCTTCATGACTCTTACGAGTGCTGTACTGACCACCCTAACACTTGGTAGCTGACTCATGCGCGGACAACAGAGCTAGGCCCTGTCTCTCAAAGATCTTTCGTTCAGCTCCCCAGAGTTAGGGCTCCTTGCTGCGATTATCTTATATAGTCTTTACATTCTCGGTTTGACTTATAGTATACACTCTGTTATAATGGGATTCAACCGATTCGAACTAAATACCAGTATGAAACTCATAGTCACAGAACGCCGTATAGCCGCTAACCGTAAGAACGGACTCCGAGGAGCGAAGGCTCGTAAGGATAAGCAAGCTGCCCTATACCTAGCCAATCCCACATGCTGCGCAACTTGTCACGTGACCTTACCCCAGGCCAAAAAGCGAAATAAGTTTTGCTCTCGTAGCTGTGCTGCCACGTACAACAACGCTGCTGTTAAGGGGACTATTAAAAAGATACGCCCGCTGTGTGCTTATTGCGCCAACCCAACCAAAAGGATGGAGTCCAAGTTCTGTTCCCAGGACTGTGCTGCGGGGTATTCACGTAGGTACACACCCGAGGAAGCTGCTGCTGTGCGTAAGAATAGGGTGAGGGAGGTTTCGGCCAACTATCGTGCCAAAGTATTAGCACAGACCCCGCCCGATGCAGATCGTGCTGCTATGCGTGAGTTTTATGCCAATTGCCCAGAAGGGTATGAAGTAGATCATATCATACCGATATCTAAGGGCGGTCTCCACACTCTAGATAACCTACAATATCTAACTCGAACCGAAAATCGTCGTAAGAGTAATAAGCTCATAGTATAGTTGGTGGGCCGAGTGGGATTTGAACCCACAGTGTCATTTCTGAGGTGGATTATGAGTCCACTGCCTGCAACCAATACGGCGTCCGGCCCATTCCTTTACTATACAACCCTTAATGCCTAGCGTATAGTATAACACTATATATAGATAAAGTCAATCTGCTCAACGTGATCTCAGTATATACACTATGCTCACTATATACTAGTATAGACTACAGTGTAAAGGATCGTGGGAGGCCGTGGGGCTCCATCAAAGAATGGTGTGAAACGGTGGTCTAAGGTGGCGCCAAAGTGAGAGATTTGTGTGAAATTGTGTGAAATTGTGTGACATTTTTGCCACACTTGGGCGAGATTACTGTAAAAAATCTTGACACAACCGTGGGGACGAGAGGCTATAGTAAAATGGTGCCAACCCCTACAGCGGGGTATTCTGCCCACACCAACCCCTACAGCGGGGTATTCTATATAGTGTGTATATACGCTATATATAGTAGTTCTACAGCTTATAGACTGTATTCTTACTCTACAGCTTATAGCCTGTATTATATAGTTCCCATAGCTGCCGCAGGCTCCTCTTACACTGTATATAACTGTAGTCTACTCTGCTTTTACCATTTTAACTACTCACGCTACAGCGGGGTATATAGATCTATATATAAGTATTACTACTATGTTAGAACTCATTAACGAAACTGCTCAACGCTGGCGTGATTGGGGCTACAACTACTATATAGTGGACCGTGATCACATGTTACAGCACTCTGCTTATATAGTGTTACCTAAGGACTCATACATATATAGGGCACGTATTGAGCAGCGAGTAGTATGGCTAGCACAAGTACCCATTGGATCAGCATGTACAGAGTTTTTGCTAGTACATGGAGCTTCAGTCGTAAAGCCATTGCCTAGTATATTACAAAGATAGTTGACTTTTACCATTTTATCTGTTATACTCAATGTATGGATAATAAAGATTGGTTTTGGACTCTAGTAGTATGGACTATTGTTATATATCTACTATATAGGGCTTTTGTATGATACAGAGATTAATACTCACTAGCTTATTCTTAGCTGGCCTACTATATGCTAGCTTTACTTACTCTTACCCGGGCGGGGACAAGCCCATACGTTTGACCTGTGATACTCTAGATCGACCTTCAACTGTACTAGTATTATGGACTGATAACCGAATCATTGTGGGTGATCAGGGTTCTTATAAGATTGATACAGGGCTTACTACTGATCGATATATAGTGGCCGTCGATGGCACTCGTTTTGTCGCACTATATATAGGTGAGGATAGGATAGTGCTACAGTATCGGGGGCGTGAAAGTACTTGTAGGGTGAAATCCTAAAAATTTGCTTGACCGCCTGCTGGCGCTACGCTTGCAGCGTCGCTTCGCTCTTTTCTAGTAATAATCTGAGGAGTGTGGTTTTACCAAATTAGTTGTAAATACTCAGTCAGTAAGGAGTGTTTACACTATGACTTTCGAGCCGGGTTACAGTTACTACGCAGTTCATCGAGATCCTCGTTCAATAGATCTAGTTTGGGATTGGGTTTCAACAGAGCAGTCATGTTCTATGTATCGTGGGCGTATATTAACTTGGCCCACTTGGATAGCTCAAATACCCCAGGGTCAGCTCAATACCCTGTTTGCTTTATATCATTCGGAGCACGTGGATTTGTTATGAAGTCCCTGTGTTTAGACACTCAAATAACTGAATTTTCCTATATAGCCCTGGCACCCTGGCCCCGTTGTTATGCTCCGGGCTTTAATTTAGACTGGATCGACTCAATGGAGCGAGTAGAAGCTTGGCTAACTGAATGCGTGGGCGATCGCTGGCAGTGGTCATCTAGTCAAGAACAAGAATATTGGGAATGCTGTGTGGCTTTTCGATCAGATAGGGATCGCACACTATTCCTACTCAAATGGGGCTAGATCAGCTGTATCTTAGTACTAGACCGATATAAAGGTTTTTTAGCACGTCAATGCGTGTACGTCCAAAATACTGTGGTCTACTACGATCATCGGAGTACCGCCACAAGCATACGGGCTGTTCGTTGAGTATCCATTCGTGTATGTCTGGAGTAACGTCTACCGTATAAACATACTTGTTGTCTGTAATCAGCTCAAAGGCTCGAGCGAGTTTAATGGGTTGGTATAGTTCAGGGTTTTCTGAGTGCATTAGTTTATTATACAGCTAAAACTTAGCCGTGTACAGATTTATGGGCCCGAACCCAAATGAACCCTTGTTGCCCTGTAGATTAAAACAGTTTTTATTAGTGGGTACACCTTGCTGGCATACTTCGGGAATAGCCGAACAGCCCGTAAGCAAGCATAGTATGACTAACATTACTATAAGGATAATGCCTGTAGTTTGTGGATCTATTGTGCGGCGCATGATAATAATACTTATCATCAATAGTATAAAAGGGCAAAAACTTGAGTTTAGGTAAATATGTGATAACAGGAGAAATATCATGGTAGCACCAATAACATTCGGACCAGGAGTAAGACTAGGAGCAGGAGTAGGAGTAGGACCCACAGGTGGCGGCGGTGGTGGAACTCCAACATTTACTTTCTCTGGACTATCACAATCATTTACCAATAGAGATATTGTAGTTACACCGGACGGTTTAACAGTCTATGGAGTAGCACCGAATGGTATTTCAACTTTTACATTAGGAAGTTCTTGGGATTTAACTAGTTTTACAACTGGTTCTAGTTTTAGCTATCCGTTTAACATGTTTATTAGTCATACATCTACGTTGGCATTTAATAATGACGGTACTAAGGCTATTACAGTTATTCAAGATGGCAGTCCTATGATAGTAACATATAACCTAACAACTCCGTATGTTATGAGCTCATTGACTGGGTCAGAGACTCGATCTTCTGGCACGCTCGATATACCCGGCCTTCCGACGCACTTGTTGTTTGCTAACGGTGGCATGGTTGGATATCTTGTGTTTAACAGTGTAATCTATCAGTGGAATTTATCATCCCCGTATGATATTAATTCATTCTCTGGTACAGCGGCTAAAACTTTGAACATGGTCAGCTTGTTTGGTCTAAATCCTTTCGGAAAACCTTACTCATTTGCGTTAGCTCCTAGCGGAAATCTTGGTTATATAAGCAGCCTGGGCAATTCATATGATGGAACAGTGACTCAGTTTAGTCTTGCTACACCGTTTGATATTAGTACTGCTCAAGCACCGGCTATTGCTTCAATTACTGGATTTGGTGGTTATGGTGACTACCTAGGTACAGCAATGAATTCAACCGGTACTAGACTATTTGTTTCCGGTAAGAATTCTTCAGGTCAAGATACTATTTTTCAGTTTAACGGCGCCTAATCAATAGGACATTTAATTAATAATCAAACTTAAGGAAATTAAATCGTGAGTCAAAACGGCATAACATTTGGATCAGGCATTAATCTAGGCGCAGGAGTACAAGCGGGTAGCGGATTTACACTTACCTCAGCAGATTTTACTAATGCTAACTTTGGTTACGGATGCGAAGGGGATAATACAGGATTCAGCGTTGGTGGCCTGCACGGCGCCGGTGAAGCGTATTATGGCCCTATCCTAAGTGCCAACTCCGGCGGTAGTGCTAGTAAGAGTGCGGAAATACTAGCGTTTTTTAATAACAATGGATTGACCGTTAACAACAATAGCTATTTGTTTGATGTTACCTGGGCCTCGGGCAGCTCAACCAACACTACACGAAATGTAGTAGTCTTGTCATTCTATTATAATAATGCTGACAGCACTGGCATAGAGATGGGTGTAGTTGATACCAACGTCGCTGGGTGGGATACCCCCGGACAAAACCCGTTTGCTATTGCAGCAGCCAACGGCACATTCTTGTTGCCAGCAACATTCAAGTTAATTCGCCCTACTGTTCAAGACATTAGTAGCTGGTGTTAATGTGATCACACTTCGTCCTGCTAACTCTAGAGGTCAGTTGGTTCGACCTTTCATTGACACCCGCAGGACGTTTAGTTTTCCTGGTTATTACAACCCTCGCTATATAAACTATAGAAATCTACAGACTATCAACGATGATAGGGTACAGTACAAATGGCAAGTACCCTGGCATGAGCATAAGAATATGGAGATCTTTGGCTATGTAGTAGAGGGTGCTAGTCGGCATGTAGATAGCCTGGGTCATGATATACTAGTACCCGCCGGGGCTGTACAACGTATGAGTGCCGGCCGGGGTATTGAACATACAGAAGGTAATGCTACCGATGTACCCAACCGTTACCTACAGTTATGGATACAGCCCAATGTACAAGATACAGAACCTACCCATGATTGGCATCAGTTTACCCGTGAGGACAAGCTGAATACGTTCTGTAATATTACTGAGAAGCTGCCCATCAAACAGGATGCTCGACTACTAGCCGGAATCTTTACACAAGATTTCACATTCCCTATCAATACCCAACGCCACTATTATCTATACGTAGTCAAGGGTGCAGCCAGAGTTAACGACCTAGACTTAATAGAGGGTGATGGCCTGATGTACGAGGGTGAGGGTACCATCACTATAGTCAACCCCCAAGAGTCAGAAATTATCCTATTTGATTTAGTTTAAACAGACCCAAATATCTTTTGGGCAGCTCTACTACCCGGGGGTGGGTCTAGGATAGTCCAAGCCATACCCAGGACAGGCGTTAGGTGTATGTGGCTTCTGGGTATCCAATACTTGTCTACTTCGAGCTTCAGCTGATCTACCATATTAGCAATCACACTATCTACAGCAATTAGAGCCTGGGCATTTTCTATAACACTTAACCAATCAAATATGCTGTCAGCGATGCCTGCTTTGATATCTATACGACGCCACTCTGGGGGTATAGAACTTAGGTCTGGGCTAGCAGTAAAATCACTACCCTCAAAGTGAGTAACATAGTATAGATCCTTCTTATCTAGAATACCCACCTTGGCTCGTAACGCATCTTCGCGATGGGGGTCACGGGTAATACATTCGTCTAAACACCACTTGTCTAGGAAAGGCACACCGGCCTTTGAATACTTAAACTCATCAAAGTGCTGTATTTGGAAGAAGGGCTGATCGCTAAGTTCGGGCACAACATTAAGGCTTTGGTATAAGCATATGATCTCATCACATCCAAAGTTCTTTAGGCGTGCCATGGGCTCATTATAAAAGAACTGCCCTTGAGGATCTGTAGGTAAGGGTATCCATTTGACCCAGGGTACGTGATCTTTAACTGAGGGCAAGAACTCCTCGCATATGGGCCAATGTACTAGATAGCCCTCGTTGTGATATGCTCTTGCAATGGGGAGAGCGATAACAATATCGCCCAAGCCCCTACTTTGTATGATTCCGAACTTTTTCTGTTTAGCCATCGATTCTTGTATAGTTTAAAACGTTGCCTGCTCCGTACTGTGCCTCACCTAACATTTTGGCAGCATAGTCGTTATCTGCAAACACAATAGTATTAGCAGTTTGTAGTTGATTGATACGAACCCAAAGTTGATATTTGTACATGATTTAATACCTTTCCTTACTGTGTTAATATGTATATATTATAACATAGGTTTTACCACTTGTCAACCCCTAGAAGTAACTTCCGCCCGGTTGATTTGGAAAGAAACACTCATTACGCTCTATAGGTAAATCTTGGCGGCGTTCACAGGCAAACTTTTGACCTAGCCCAATAGCAATAGCTAGTGCCTGACTTTGGTTACCTATAAATGCTTCACCCCCGGCAATGATCTGGGCTAGTTCTAGCATAGTCTTAGTTTCAGCCCAGGGTATGTCCCAACCTATCTGTTGTTTAAATGCCACATACTCGTCTTCTAGGCCTACAAATATTGCTTTACTTTCTACACCTTTAGCCCGCCATTCTTCCCATACTGGACTGGGGGCAGGCGGTAACCATCTTTGGGTACGATTGATTACAATAGTACGTCCGTCAATGACTGTGGGCCCCGGTACTGTAAGCCAGGGTGTGGTTCTAACTTTGTCAGCTTGCTCTTTGGTTAAGCCAAATACTGATGAATAGATATCTACATAGTTGCCAGGGTGACCAACAAAGGGAGTGCGAAACCGATCAAGGTTATGTGTTATTTGATCTGTCTTAGGATCAAGCACGTCGAATTCTGTAATATAGTTTTGAGCCAACATAAAGTCTCTCATATAGAGATAGTCATCATGTGTTAGACGCCCTTGGTGAAATGGGTTTGGCGGACTGCCGTAGTAGTGCTGACCTATCCAATCAATTTGGTTAAGGTGTAGGTAAAATTCGCCGCCACCGAAATGTTTTACTATTGGTAAACTATAAATTAAGTCGCCCAGGGCGCCCGAGTGTTTAAATGTTTTGGCCATTGTTTATTATATATGTAGTTAACTGTATTTACAAGTCTAGGCCAACCGAACTTAATTTTTAGGTAAATATCAAAAAAGGTGTAATAACACATGGCACAATTAACCACAACACTATCTACTTCGAGTTTTTATTTGTCACAGGGGCAGGCTGTTACGCCATTTAAACCTGTAACAGCATCAGGAGGGACTACTCCATATTCTTGGACAATAACCCCACCCTTGCCGAGTAATTTAAACTTTAATACCAACAACGGTCAAGTTAGTGGAATTCCTATAACATTAACAGATTCTACATCTTACACAATTACAGTAAGAGACCATGTTAATACCACAAGTAGCAAAACATTTAGTTTAGGTGTTGTTGTCCCCCCATTTCTTGTAAACGTACCAATACAAGCACAAATTGGCACTCCGTTTTTATCTGTGGTTAACGGTGGACCGTCTAGCGGTACAGTAACAGTATCTAATTTAACAGTTGCTGGAACTACTCCTTCTACATATTCACTTAATGTCTATGGTTCAAGAGCTGCACCTTTTGTTTTACCAGCACCTAACGGATCACAAACTGTTAACGTTCTTGTAACAGATGCAAACGGTACTGTGACTGCTTCTGTTAATCGTGCAATTATTGCCTATTACAATTTATTGTCGGTACAAATACTTTACCCTAATAATTCATTTACTGTGGATGTTACTGCGCCGGCTTATATTCCTGTTTCAGCCACAGGCGGTGATGGTACATTAACTTGGTCAATTAGTCCTGCTTTGCCTACAGGTGTAAATTTTAATACTGCCACTGGCCAAATATCAGGACACCCAACTGTTCTTTCGACCAGCAGTCAATATACTATAACAGTCAGCGATATATCAGGACAATCACTTAGTCAAACTATTTTATTTGCTGTTGTACCGTTGCCGTTATTATTATCGGAAAACTTTAGTCTAGCAACACAATCATTTACCGCTAATCAGGCTATTACTCCTTATACCCCTATTAATGCATCGGGTGGATATGGTACAAAGGTTTGGTCAACTAGCCCAACATTGCCCTCTGGTTTGACAATTAATTCTTCGAACGGGCAAATATCAGGTACTCCTACTGTAATTAAAGATTACACCACTTATAATGTAGTAGTAACTGACCAAGCCGGGCAGACCAGTAGTCTTCCTATTAGCCTAGCAATATTTCCTACAGTATTAACAATCATTACTCCTCTGACTGATCAGATATTAACTGACAATCAACCGGTAACGTTAACTCCGGTAGCTGGTGGTGGTTTTGGACAATTTTCTTGGACTATATTACCTTCGCTGCCCGCTGGATTAAGTTTAAATGCGTCAACTGGTCAAATCTCTGGCACTCCTACTGAGCTTAAATCTGCTGCTGTATATACTTTAACTGTTACAGACCAATCCAATCAATCTGCTTCACAGACATTATCGATTAGTGTAATACCGTTAAGCAATTTAAGCACAATAAAAGTTAGCGACCTTAACCTAATTAAAAATACTCTTATGACCACAACAGCACCTGTGTTTGTTTATGGTGGTTATGGTACTAAAACATGGTCAATAGCACCAGCATTGCCTGCCGGGTTATCTTTTAATACATCTACTGGACAAGTGTCAGGTACACCATCTAATCTAAGTTCTGCAGAAACGTTTACTATTACAGTTACCGATACATCTTCGCCTCCCCAAGTTGCAATCAACACTTTTAATTTAACAGTAGTCAACCCGTTAGCAGCTGCATATACTGTTCCGGGAGTAACGTCTAGAACTTTAAACAAGAATGAATTTTATTCATTTACTCCTGTGTCTGAATCAGGTGGCTTGCCTCCTTATAGTTTTACAATCAGCCCACCTCTTCCGGCCGGATTGAATTTTAATTCTTCCGACGGTTTGCTTTATGGTACACCTTCTACTACTAGTACAACATTCCCTTATACTATTACAGTATCTGATCAATTAAATGAAACTAGTAGCGAGCCGTTTACGTTAGGAGTCGGCGGCTACGGCACCAGCGCCGAACCAGCAGGACCGATATTGGATTTGATAACAACTAAGACTACAGTTGCAGCTGGACTCTATAATCAACTAGCAGCTAACATTACTACATTAATGGAGCCGTCTACAACCGGCTACGGTTTTACTGGTGCGTTCCTCGACAGTGTTCATGCAACAACTTCAACTATTGCATGGGTTGATTGGCAAAAACTTTTCTATGAAGCAAACATAATCAATACTCACATTACAGGAAAGCCAATTACATTGCCTAATGGAGTCCCTATCAATTATAGTACTGCTACTGTATTAAGAGCAGACTTTGTTGACGCTGTTATTGCTGCGACAAATAATGCTGTGATTAATAGATACTCTGTAGATCCTAGTCAATTAGGAGTTATGACTATAACTGACGAAAGTAATTCTGTATGGGATTCTACAATTATATCTACTGTAAAATTAGTATCCGGCGATGCCGATACTACACAATACTTTTTTAATTTAGGTAGTTATATTCAACCAACATTAACTCGTGGTATAGATAGTGGTGAAACAGATCCTGCTTTGGCTAGCGATTGGAGAGATTTAATCGACGCCGCTAACACTCTTATGAAGCAAAATCCCTATAATCGCAGCCTTTATATGAGTGGATCACATCATTTTCAAACCGATACAAACATACACGGTGATTTTATTTCACTTGATTATACTAAAATTAGTGCAACAGAAATTGATGTTACAGTTACCCTGAACGTTGGTACAACTGGGTTAAATGCTGATTCAGCCGCACCTAAATCTTTTAATGTTATAAACACTGTCAACACTTATTATAGTAAAGGTGTATTAAATGCTGTTACTCCTATGACTAAAACTGTAACAACAAGTTTTGGTCAAGGTGGTCAAAGTATTACTCCAACTGTCGGTGTGTTAACAGCCAATACTTATAGATTAACCTATGACATGCATCAATATGACGAATCAGCTCGTCAGACTATAGTGTTAACTAATTCCGGAAACAGACCGGTGAGAGTATTTTCTATTTTAATGCCAGACAATAGAACTACTACTGGTCCTGTACCTAATTTATACCGAACTTGGACAACTGATCCTACTTCTCCTGCTGTTGTAACTATAGAACCTAACACCTCTGTACATTTCGATGTATCATATGTTAGCCAGCATCTAGGTATATTCAATAACTTTATACACATTTTTAGTGATGCTGATAATAACAAAGGTTCTACAGTTATTAAGACAGTTCAAACAGTTGCCGGTCCGGTCTTCCGTCCTCAGCTAGGCACCACATCAACTTATAATGTTAACATTAACAACTATCATGTGGTGAGTAGTGCACTTAATATACAGACTACACCATATGTGCCATTAGCGTCGTGGACAACAAATACAAATCACTCAGCTAACTTGCCACATACTAACATAACATGGATCGACCCTAATGGTGTTGTTTATGATCTAACTAATCATTCAGAGATTTTTAAAATTAAACATTTAAAGGCCGGTCCATATGTTTCATTCAACCCTGAATCATTTACTACTTTCTATAAAGATCAATTAGAGCTTACCAATATCGATAGATTGCAAACTGTAATCACTGCTACGATATCGGTTGATTGTATTCCGAGAGGAGTTCCGGGGGCACCAGCAGATTTAAATCATCCTACGACCACATCTACTACCATTGTAATGAATCTAGACTTACCATCTAATCAACATTTGGGCGAGTGGTTAAGCCCAACAAGTTTAGATAATTGTGTAGTGGGCATGAGCTATGATATTATTGGCTTTCAACAATACTTAACTATTGGTGTAGGTCTTGAAGCATCTTTACTGAATAATGGACAACTAACAGGTCCTTTACCAGATGTGATTGCCGATGCTAATTATAATTTTAATTATCAAAATCTTGCCAATGGACCCGATGCAGATCCTCAATGGGCGCATGGCATTCCTTTACACAAATCGACCGGACCGTTATGGACAGCTGATGATCCTATCAGTGGATTCTTATACGAGTATGGCGTTTGGTTTAATTCTGATTTAAGTAGCCCCCATGGTAAGCTAGTTAATCGTCGATACTTAATTTCGGCTCCGGTAGATGGATATTATGATTGGAAATTTGCCGCAGATCTAATAGGTTATTTTGCTATCGATGGCAATATCCTTGGCGATACTCGACGAGCTAATACTGTAGAAGAAGCACTCAAAGGTTATACAGGCAAAGTTTTCCTTACTAGAGGGCAGCATGTATTACAACTTGCCGGTGCTAATATCTTTAATGTCACTGATACTAATCCAAATCCTCAAGTGGCGGTTGGATTAACTATTTCCCAATCGTCAAATGGTCAACATATATGGACATCTCTCGATCCGGTTAGAGCCGGTCCAACATTTGCTGGTTGGAGTGAAGTTTATAGAATACCTATTGTTAGTGCCGGCACAGGAGTTCCGCAAACATATTATTCTGGTTGCTATGTAGTTAAAGACAGCGGCAATGTTTTTGGACAATATCGATATCAAGATTTCTTTGGCGATTATAGTATGGGTAGTCAAGGAGCAGGAAGTTTATTTGTTATACACGATGATGGTTATGGAAACTTAACTATTAGAAATCAATACAAAACTATTTTAACAGGAGATGCTAGCACTGAACAAACTACTGATCAATTACAATACATATCTTACTACTATGATACTCTAGATTTTAATACTCCTTCGGGACAAAATTTTGAAAATCATGCGCGGCGAGTTCATAACCTTGACCCCGGTCCACAAGGTGACGGAAGCCAATGTCATCAATTCTTAGGATTCACTGCTGACGGTGTAGTTGTAACTAGACTAACTAGGTACCCTGGATATCAAAATTATGATCCGGTTCCTCGATTCCTTATTGGATCATTAAATCTTGGAACAACAGGAGTCCCAACCGGAGCAACACTAAAAACAAACTTATTGTCGTTAGCCCTTAATCCTGCGTTGTGGGCAATTGGTATAGGTTACTTACTATGGACGGGAGGAATAGCAAACTATCTGTTATGTACAGCCGCCGGAGCAAGCCTTTGGGGAAGTATTGAAATAGGAACATTCCTGGCACAATTTGAAGGAGGTGGACAGGCTGTAGCATTGATAGGACAAATATTTGACTACGGAGCATCACTAGTTGGAGAAATGATAGGAACCTCAGATGCCCTGGCCACAGCCGCTGCCGCTGCAGAGATCGGCGAAGGACTAACATTCTTAGGTGTAGTCGGAGCTGCACTACCTTATGTGGCAATTGCCGCATTGGTGTTTATGTATGGAGGACAAATATGGCATGCTATTACAGGAATTGTTGATAGCGTTATTAGCTTTGTTAGTAATGTGGTTAGTAGCGTGTTCAGCGTGTTCTGTTGTTTTGACCCAGAAGCACAAGTAACTATGGCCGATGGTACACAGAAGAAGATCAAAGACATCGTTGTTGGCGATCAAGTTATGAGCAAGTACGGTACTCCAAATACAGTGCTAGGTATAGAAACTCCTATGCTCGGTTCAAGACTCATGTACAAGTTTAACGATCGTTGGGCATTTGTATCAGAAGAACATCCATTGTTAACAACAGAAGGATGGGCTGCGTTCAATCCTGATAGTTATGCAGTTGAAAAAGAATTTGTTGGCAAGCTAGGCAAGATTGAAATTGGTACAACACTTGTAACTCGTACAGGTACAGAAGTTGTTACAAGTATTGAAACAGAATCTCGTCCTTACGATTATCTAATTTATAATTTAATACTAGATGGGGATCACACTTTCATAGTCGAAGGAATCGTGGTACACAACAAGAGCGTTATCTGTAGCAAATTGTATGAACTTGGTATTTTACCATACGACATTTATCAAGCTGATGAACGCTTTGGCAAACTATTGCGTCAAGAACATATGTATATCTATGAAGGATATCGTGCTTGGGCCGATACTGTTGTAGATTGGATGAGTGGTAGCGGACCAGAAATGATCCTATGGGAAAAAGATCCAGTGCGTCGTCAAGAACGCATTACTAAATTTGTTACTAACTGGGCCGCAATTATTGCTGTGCCTTGGGCAGAGCACATGGCCTATCGAATGGGCGTTCGTGAGAAGGATAACTATACCGGACGAGTTCTTATGTACACTGGTATTCCTCTTTGCGCCGCAGTAGGTAAATGGCAACAATGGTTTGGTAAAAACACAAGACCAGCAGGCTGGGTCAAGGGTGCTGTTATTATTGGAACAGCTGGTATATTCAGGGTTATTGCTGGAACTGGTAAATTATTATCTAATACTAAGAATTTGATAAAACCAATTAAACTCCTAGATAATACCCAAAAATCTTGATTTGAATTCATTTTAGTGCTAAAATGTTTAGGCATAGTAGCATCTTGACTAAGTATTTTAGCATTACACACAGAGAGAAGCAGTAAACAACCTAAAGGAGGACAGATATATGTCTATAACACGCAGAGTATTAGCGTTAGTAGCAGTATCGGCCCTGACCGTAATGGCACCCGGTCATGCCGAGACCCCGACAGAAGAGGGTCAACAAGTAGAAAAGACACAAAGTTTTTTTAGTACAGTGTCTGATCAAGTTAGTGATAAGTTAGGCAGTTTCATTGAAACATTAACAACTCCATTTATCACATTTAAAGTTACAAGTAAAGACGAAGACTGTCTAGCTCGCAACATATATTTTGAAGCAGCTAGTGAGCCCGAAGAGGGTAAAGTCGCAGTTGGATTGGTTACTATTAACCGAGTTAAAGATGGTCGCTTTGCGAATTCGATCTGCGGTGTAGTTAATCAGCGTACTGTATTTGTTCGTCATCGCGAAATTGCTAAAACTGAAATGGTAGCATCAGGATTCTTTGGAAGACCTGTGGCTGTGGCTAAAAAGGAATTAGTAGTTCAGAATGTTCCCGTATGTCAATTCTCATGGGCTTGCCAGTTTGTACGCATGCCTAAGGTCACAGACGAACGCTGGGAAGAAAGTAAACGTGTTGCTCGTGCTATACTTAACGAAGAATACCCACAGTGGGAGTACAAGTATCAAAATGCCATGTATTTTCACGCCGCTGGTATTAGACCAGTATGGGTAAATCAAAAAGTATATGTTGCCCGTATAGGCGGACACAAGTTCTACGAGGACAGGTAAATACTTGCATGAAAATCTTTGAGCTGTTATCCGAAAAAAAGTTAGCTGTACCTACTGCTAGTCAGTGTGCAGTTAAGCGCCTTAGCAATGTTCGCTATGCCCAGTGTGTATCACATGGGCTTAGAGCACACGACTCAGACCATACAGATGGTACGGGTAAGCAGGGTGTTAAAGGATCGGGTCACAAGCTCAAAGGTCGCAAAAGTAAAAGCGAGGCCCACGGCGGTCCCGTAAAAGACTACTCATAATTTACTCCCAGGCTTGACTCTTATTTTTAAATATGCTAATATAAGCAGTGTTTAATATTGGAGAAACATATGAGTCAACGCATCTTAATCATGGGCTTGCCCGGCGCCGGTAAAACCTATCTAGCAGAAGCATTAAAAAAGTATCTAGAAGAAAACGGCGAAATTAGTTATGCTCGTGCTATTTCAGAACCAATAGATCCTACAGTAAAAGTAAGTTGGTTTAATGCCGACGACATCCGCCGTAAGTATAATGATTGGGATTTTAGCAAAGAAGGGCGCATTCGCCAAAGTCTAAGAATGCTAGACTTTGCGCTAAGTTCGGGAGGAGATTATGTTATCTGTGATTTTGTTGCTCCACTAGTTGAAATGCGTAACAACTTCAAAGCAGACTGGACTATTTGGGTAGATACTATTAAAGAAGGTCGCTACGAAGATACTAACAAGGCCTTTGTTGAACCAGACCAATATGACTTCCGCATTACAGAACAAGACGCTGAAAAATGGGCAGAGTTTATTGGCGATCATATTATTAATAATCGCCGCCGCCCTACATTTGATTGGCAAAAAGAGACAGTACAGATGCTAGGTCGTTGGCAACCATGGCATGACGGACATCGTGCTTTATTTGAACGTGCCATTGCTAAAACTGGACAGGTAGTAATTCAAATTCGTGATTGTCAAGGATGGCAAGGTAGTAATCCTTTTGCTATTG